TCTTTAGGTTCTTTAGGTTCTTTAGTTGCCTTTACAGGTTTATCTTCAAAAACTTCAAAGCCTTTTTCTTCCATTTCTTCTACCAATAACTCATCAACATAAGTTTCAGTATTACCTTTTACCATTAAAATTTTACTCATAAAATACCTCCTAAGCTTGTACGTTAAACGCTATAGCTTTGCTTCTCTTGTTCAAGATGAATACATCTTCAAAAGATTCTTCAAAGTACAAGTATTTACCTTTTGAGTGAGCAGAAGGCTCTTCTAATTGTGCAAAAGCATAAGATACTGGAGTTAAAACCGCATAAGGATGAATCATAAACATATTAATTTGTTTTGCTGTTACTCCCGGTTTAGCTCCTTCATCAAAGTTATAAGCTGTTTTCATTAAAGCTGATGGAACAGATTCAATAGTCAACTCATCTATTCTTGAGACCTCTCTACTAATAACTCCTGTATTACCATTTAATTCAACAGTTCTCATAATAGATTTAGCATTTTTAATTAGTTTCTTAACTGTTGGTGTAACATATAAGATTCTTCCTGTTGCTGGTACATTCGCTTCATCCATTTGTTCCATGAATTTATCAACAACTTCTAATACATTATCTACTGTTAAAGCTGTTTTATCATCAGAACTGCTTTCTAATGCTAATTTTAATTCGTGAATTTTAGAAACAGCATAACAGTCCATTTCAGGGAATTTTTGTTCTTCGTTAAATA